TGTTCCTGACGAACAGGCAAATCGTTGATATGTTCCTGGACGCATTTTTGCGAACAGGCAGCCATCAGTGGACATGTTCCCGCGAACCGGCGCAGGTATGATTTAGTAGTTTCATTTCCTCGTGCCAGCCGGTACATAAGAATATATCGACTCTCACAGAGTCACTTATAGAAAAAGCGAACCCCTTTGAATCTTCCCATACAATCACACGTTGGGGAGGGTTCAAAGGGGTTCATCGTTTTATTGTATTTAATCTGCGAGACAGACAGACCTGCTCTCCATCAAGTCAATCAGCCGATTTATGACAAAAAAAGAGACCCCGCCATCGCCGCGACCACAAATGCTGATCGCCACAACAGCGGGGTAAAACATAAGCTCCGCATCCCTGCGAAGCTCTACTCCTGAATGTTCCCGATGAAGTTGTAGATGATCTTGATTTCCTGCTTCTTTACGCCATCGACCTTCTGCGCCTGCCCGACCTCGACGCGCTCGATCAGGGTGGCGACGATCTCCGGCGTCAGTTCCTGCATTTCCGTGAATCTCCTGACCACACGGATAAACTGCTTTGCGTTGTCCGACGTTGTTCTTGCAGCGGAGATTTGTGCCTGCAAGGTTTTGCATTTCTCTCTTAGCGTTTCCTGTTCCGCTTCATAGTTCGCCAGCATTTTCGAGAACCGCTCTGCGCTCAGGCTGCCGCTGACCTTGTCCTCGTACAGCTGGTTGATGATGCGGTCGATCTCTTCCAGCCTGGCCTTTGCCTCGGCGTACTCCTTTTCGCCCTGCCGCACGGCGTCCTCACCCTGCCGCCGCGTTTTCCGTTCAACCATCTTCACAAATTCATCCTCATGCTCTCTGGCAAACGCGCAGTCAGCGCGGAGCTGGGAAAGGACGGCGGGCTCCAGTTCGTCCCTGCGGATGTAATGCGTGGAGCACTTCTTGTAGTGCATGTAGTACCCGCACATATAGGTTCCGCTGGTCTTGAGCCGCGATGGATGACTGAAATAGAGCTTGCTGCCGCAGTCTGGGCAGTAGAGGAATCCGTTCAGCGGGCCCTTGTCCCACACATGCTCCTTCCTGCGCCGTCCGCTTTCCCGCATCTTATGGACGGTCTGCCAGGTTTCCTCATCTATGATGGGGTCCTGCGTGTTTTTCGTGATAATCCAGTCCTCTTCGGGATTGAGCACGCTCTTATGGGTTTTGTAGGAGACTGTCTTCCTCCGGTAGCTGACCGTGTGGCCGCAGTACTCATACCGGTCGAGAATGTTCAGGATCGTTCCCGGATGCCACAGTGCATTCGGCGTTTCAAAGGTCACAGCCTTTCCCTTGGTGTACTGGTTCTGCTTGGCAAGGTAATCGCCCGGAGCGTCATAGCCCCGTCTCGCCATCTCCTCGGCGATCTGCGTAGCGTTGCTGCCGCCGAGGTACATCTTGAAAATTTCCCGGATGATTTTTGCTGGTTCCTCATCAATGACCCACTTCCTGTAGTCTCCATTTGCTTTCTTGTAGCCGTATGGCGCGTTGCCCGTCAGGTGTTCGCCAGACTTCGCCCGCGACTGCATACTGGCTTTGATCTTCTTGGAGATATCGCGGCAGTACCACTCGTTGATGATATTGCGGAACGGCGTGAAGTCATCGGACGCTCCGCTGGCGCTGTCCACCCCGTCGTTGATGGCAATGAAGCGGATTCCCGCCTCCGGAAACTTGATCTCGGTGTACAGGCCGACGTGCAGGTAATCGCGGCCAAACCGGCTCATGTCCTTGCAGATGATCGTTCCGATCAGCCCGTTGTCCACATCGCCCATCATGGCTTCAAAGCCAGGGCGGTTGAAATTCGCTCCGCTCCAGCCGTCATCGATGTAGAATTTCGTGTTTGAAAAGCCGTGCTCCGCAGCGTACCTGCTCAGGATCGTTTTCTGGTTTCCGATGCTGTTCGACTCGGAATCGCCGCCGTCATCCCTGGACAGGCGGCAGTACAAAGCGGTCAGCTTGTCCGTGTTCGCTAAAAGTCTTGGCATTTTACGAGCCCTCCTTCGCTCCGATTGTTCAGTGCTATCTATCCCTCTAAAAGCCACACATAGCAAGCAAAACGTCCGATAAAACCGGAAGAATCGGCGCAGAAAAAGCCGCCGGATCATTGTCTGCATTTGACAACGCGGCGGCTCCTTCATGCGGTTGTGCGGCCTTTATGCGTGGACGAAATGATAGCTCCTGGACTGCTTCGCGGCGGCGTCAAGGATGAGCGTTTCCAGCTTCTTCTCCAAGGGTTCGGTTGCCTTTTCGCTGTAACCGGTCGAAATGATGAAAACCGTGTTGCCGATCTTCATTTCGGATGGGCGGGTGGCTTCTGCGCATGGCACATCCTGACGTGCCATTCCTGTCGGGACGCTGTTTCTTACACAGAAGCTGCGCACCGTTTCGCGGGAGAGGGAGAGCCGCTCCGCAATGGATTTATAACCCAGCCCGGACGAGCGCAAATTCCGTATGGCCGTCTTCTGGGTGCCTGTCAATCGCTTCATATAGTGTCATTACCTCCATAAAAATTGCCTGGTCATGTAATGGCACCCATGGGGCTCATACGGACTCAGGCGGGGTTATAGATTCGGATTCATAGCTTTGTCCCTTCTTTGTCTCAGATTTTCATTGATTTCCTTATTCTCATTGCTCCGGCTGAATCCATAAGCGGGGAAAAGGGCTGCGCACTGGAAATCACCTGATGTACAGCCCATTGGTTTACCTGTGCGCCTCAGCGCCTAAAATGGCTTTGCTCAGTTCGTGGGTTCGCACCCGCCCTGCCCAGCTTTTTGGGAGGAGCGACATTTTCTGCTCCGCCGTCAGCCAGTCAAACTCACAGCAGATACCCATGTGATCGCCGCGCCGGATATGATCCCTGATCCGGAGCAGTTCTTCATAGGTCGGTTCAAAATACACCATCTGATAGACAAGACATTTTTCTTCGATCAGCTTGTCGATGATCTCGTCCCGCGACAGTTCCCGGACAATGCGGATTTTCTCCGCGTTCATATCCGCGTAGGAACCGTAGCGACATACTGCGGTCAACGGTTCGACCTCCACAATCCGGGGCCCGTACCGTATGGCGTCCGTCACCTTCTTTGCAAAGTGCAGCCAGCGCCAGGAATCATCAGTATCGGCAGTGAAGGCTTTCCCGATTTCATACTGGAAGCCGTTCCTGGCGCAGAGATTCTCATCAAGTCCTTTGTAATAGCGTTTCATCTTTCCCTCCGTAAATCAGGCTCCCGCCCACAGGAGATAAGCCCCTCTCCTGTGAGCGGAAACGGTAATGGTTGTTGTGTTTTAAGCTGGCGATCAGCCGTTGGAAGCAGTACCCTTCATTTTAAGGACCTGCACAGCCTCCGGCAGGATCAGCTTGCCATCGACTCTCTCCTTAGCAACGAAGGCCACCTGGCCGACACCGGCATACAGCTCGTGAAGCGCAGCAAAGCTGCGGGTGCCACGGTCGCCGATGTTGTAGTAGCTGATATCGCCGAAAGCGATAACCGGCTGCCCGGCTGCGACGGCGGGTACGAACTGAGAAGTGTACACCGGGAAGCCCAGCAGACGGTCCGGCTCACCTGCAGTCAGGGCAGGCTGCCAGATATACTGGCCGGTGCCGTCCTTCAGCTTGCGGATCTGCGCCAGGGTACTGTCGGCAGTGATGAAAGCCGCATTGGTGCGGTAAGGCCGCTTCAGCTTATAGATCAGGTCGACCACCTCATCCGCCGTGATGATATTTCCAGCGCTGGTGACACCGATCTGGCCGCCGAGAGTCGGATGCAGCAGTCCCGTGGGCTTGCTCACACCGTCACCGACAAGAAACGCTTCTTCCTCCGCGTTGGCGATGGCCTGGCCGAAGGAGCGGATCAGGAAGCCCTCCAGATCATACTGGTTGTCTGCCAGAAGTTCCTCGGAAACTTTGGTCGCAACAGAGAGCTTGAAGGCGTCCAGGATCTTCTGGTCGAAGCTGGCGTCGGAGAAGACCAGAGCGCCGCTTTCCTCTACCCAGGACGCGGCGGGCTTGGAAGCCGCGACGTTAATCTTGCGCTCACCGGATGTCTGAATCACAGTGCCCAGCTTGCGGATCACGTTCTCCTGCTCCAGGGCTTCGATCAGGCGGGTGTCCCACTCGGCGGGAACCAGATAACCGCCGCTGGCATCCGTGCCCTCGATGAGCACATTGGAGACCTGACGGAAGTTGGAGCGCAGAGCGCCCAGCATGGCGTTCTTGTACTCGTCGGATGCACGTCCGGTCTTCGCCGCACCGGTTGTGCCGGGCTTGCTGGTCAGCGGGGTACCGATGGTGCGGGAAAGCTCTGCGTCCAGGGCCAGGCCGCGCTCGCTACGCTTGATCTCCTCTCCCAGTCCCATAATCTCCTGCTCCATCTTCTCGTAGGTGGCGACGTCCTTTGCGGACAGCATGCCCTTCTCGTCCCGGTGGGAATCGAGGAACCGCTTCGCCTGTTCCCAGGCGCGGGCACGGTTCTCACGAAGTTCATTGATGGTGAAATTCTTACTCATAAGCTTTTCTCTCTTTCTGCCCATTGCTATGTTGGGCGCACAAATTGAAGCCCGGCGATAAAGATGGATCTGGGCCTTCGCCGGGCATGAAAAATGGCTCCCGCGAAGGGAACCGTGGTGTCTGGCTCAGGCGCGATGGACGCTTCATACCTGAGCCGGGTATAAAGAACGGCAGTAAGTGGGGCTTCACCAACTGCCGGGCTTTATCGGGTGCTTGCATAACGAATCGATTTTATCTGATGCATGTATTAAGCTATCTTCGCTCTGATTTTAGGCTCCCATTTTCAAAAACTCCTCATACTTTTCATCCACATAATTTAGCTGTGCATATTCTCCATGTAGCTTTTTAGCTGCCTCGTCATATGCCATTGCTGCCAGCTTCTTATCGTGGAAAACTCCAAGATAAGTCCTTATTCCATAAGCGTTTATATATGCTAAATATCGTCCTGATTTTTTATCAAGGCAAACACCTTTAAATCCGGTCGTGCTATCTTTTCTCAGTCCTTTGTTCTGATTGTTTTGTGCATGATCTACCACGCGAAGGTTACATCGGCGGTTATCCAATCTATCACCATTGATATGGTCAATTTCCACTTTCTCCGGATTCCCGAACAAAAGTTTATGAAAGTATACTGTCTTACCGTCAATCTGCGTTCTCGCATACCCTGTAGTAATTGACCATGTATACTCAGCAGCAATAGCTTCGTCTTCAGCATCGAACAAAAAAGATGTACCATTTTTCATGATACATCTCATATGATCCCCATCTTGGATAATCAGATTGCACTTTCCGCAGCTTCTGGAAATTCCATGTCGAAGATTGTACGCATTCACTGATTTTACTGTTCCGCAGGAACATCTGCATAACATTTTAGTGTGAATATTTGTCCCGTGTGAATCAACATCCAACACTGTCCAGCGACCGATCTTACGACCGATTAAATCTTTGTAAGTCATTCCTTCTCCTTCCCGTCAGGGTCACCTGACTCTTTTACATATGCCGTACCAACCATGGAAAGCGGTATCATTGCGCCTTGTACCATGAAGGTGTCTCCTTCGGAAATCAAATCGAATCCTTCGAGCCTGCGCACATCGTTGGGACACATGAATCCATTATTGATGCCGACGGCATATGCGTCATATCTTTCTTTGTACGCACCGCGCATGAGTCCGTCTACGTTAAAGCGGATTACATACCGCCTGCGTTCATCAGGTTTTAAGACCGACCTCATTAATGCCTGTTCCCATCGGATTGTCCATGGAACAATAGAATACTGCACAAAAGAGATTCCCTGATTCTCAATATTGTTGAACGTGCTCCTCGACAAATCCTGTACCAGATGAGGTGGCACACGGAAGATACGGCATATCTCTTCAACAGAGAATTTCCTTGTTTCCAGCAGCTGACTGTCCTGCGGACTGATGGATATTGGCGTGAACTTGAGACCTTCCTCCAGGATAGCGACCCGCCCTGCATTCCTGGTTCCGCCATAGGCCGCGGTCCAGGATTCCCGCAGTTTCTCAGGGTCTTTGATCACACCGGGGTGTTCCAGCACACCCATAGGTGCGGCACCGTTTGCGTAATAGCGGCTGCTGTATTCATCAGCGGACAATCCCGCGCCGACAGCATTCCGGCAGGCGGCGATAGGAGAAAGACCAACCAGACCGTCAAAGCTCATGCCGGGGATATGAAGGACATCTTCCGGTGATAAGATCACTGTGCTGCCATCCATCGTAGGCGGCTCCTGGTCATATCTGCTGTAGCGATAGAACAGTCTGCCGCCCTCATCCCGCTCTACTCTCATACGATTCGGAAGCAGCGGATAAAGAGCTACGATCTCACCTCGCCCGTTCCGAAGTATCTGCGCATAGGCGTTGCCATACAGAAGCAGGTGTGTCATCAGCGTTTCACGGAAGGTAAACGAGGACATCTCCGGGTTAGGCTCATCGTGAAGCAGGAAGAACAGCGGATGATCCTCTGCCTTTGTCCTGTTCCCGTTTTCACCACGCCTATACACATGGAGAGGCAGACTGGCTATAGATTCGGCGAGGACACGCACGCAGGCATAAACGGCTGTCATGCTCATAGCGGTCTGTTCATTGACAATTGCGCCGGCAGCGCTCTGCCCGAACAAGAACCTTGGGCCGGTACCAGCGGTGCGGTTTTCCATCCGGCCTTTGAAGATACTCTGAAAAATGCTCATAGCATTCCTTTCTGCCGCCCTATGACGGCTGATTATTGGTATTCTCCCTGCGTCATCCGTAGCAGTACATTCGTCGGAGAATGAGCTGCCGCAGAGTGTTTGACAAGGATGTTATAATGGGCTTAAAAAGCCCATTAGGGTTGGAAAAAGCCGCTGGTCGGCGGCTATAGAGACGGTATTCAGATCAATAAAATACCTCGATGTTCATACACAGACTCGTTCTGTGTATTTTTATTTCTGATGGCTCTGTCCAGCGCCATGACCAGGGCGACCGCAAGGTCGACTTTTTCTGCTGCCCGCGCCTTCGTGATTTTGATATTTCCCGCGGCATCCTGATCGACGACAACATTGTCCATACACCAGCGCAGGACAGGATGACCGCCGTGGGCAAGTTTCTGTTCCAGTGTCAGCTTGTACAGTTCTTTCGTCGGTGCGGACATATCCTTGAAGCCCTGCCCGAAAGGGACAACCGTCATACCTTCATCAGCAAGATGCTGTATCAGCATCTGGGCATTCCAGCGGTCATACGCGATCTCACGAATGTCGTAATGCTCCCGGAGTGAGAGAATCTTCTGTTCGATGGCTTCGTAGTCCACGACATTGCCCTCGGTGGCGAGGATGAATCCCTGCTTGCGCCATAGGTCATAGTTCACATGATCGCGCCTGGAACGCTGCTCTATCGTTTCCTCCGGCACCCATGCAAACGACAAAATGTAGTAGGGTTCATCCGGCTTTAGCGGCGGGAACACAAGCACAAGTGCGGTGAGATCCTGCGTTGAACTCAGGTCTATTCCGGCGTAACACGGGCGGCCATAAAGCATCTCCGGTTCCACAGGTGCCGCGCATTTGTCCCATTTGCCCATCGGCATCCAGCGTACTGCCTGTTTTGTCCAGATGTTGAGCCTGAGCGTCTTGAACACATTCTCCTCAGACGGATTCTGCTTCGCTGATTCACATGCTTCCCGGATTGCGGATTCCTGGAAGGTGACTCCCATGGAGGGATTGGCCTTCTTCCAAACTTCTGGGTCAGTCCAGTCATCCTCCGGATCAGCCGCATACACAACCGGGTAGATCGTTGGATCGGTCTTTCTGCCATTGATCAGGTCCTTCGCCTTTTGGAATAGCTCATAACCGATGGAGTGGATATTGTCACCCGCCGTAGAGATAATGAACTGAAGCGGCTGCTTTCGCGCATCACCGCTGCCCTTGGTAAGGACATTGTAGAGGTCGGGGTTCTTCTGGACGTGAATCTCGTCAACAATCACACCGTGGGCAGACACGCCGTGCGCCCGATCAGCGTCGGAACTGAGTACCTGGTAGAAGCTGTTCGTTGGTGTGAAGATGATTCGTTTCCTGGAATCGAGTATTTTGCACCGCTTCCTGAGTGCCGGGGAGAGCCGGATCATGTCTGCTGCAACATTGAACACAAGGCTTGCCATCTGCCTGTCCGCCGCCGCACCGTAAACTTCTGCCCGCTGTTCGTGATCGGCACAGAGGAGATACAGCGCAATGGCGGCGGCAAGCTCGGTTTTGCCCGCCTTCTTGGGCGTGAACACAATCGCCTGTTTGAACTGCCTTGTTCCATCCTCTTTCACCACACCCATCAAATCCCGTACAATGGCTTCTTGCCATTCCAGCAGCTTGAAGGGCTTGTCGTAAAACGAGCCTTTCGTGTGTTTCAGTGATTCGATGAAGAGCACGGCGCGGTCTGCTTTTTCCTTGTCATAGTGACTGGTCGGCAGCATGAACCGTGTCGGCTCATACACATATTTGTCCATAACGGATCATACCTCCTTCCGTACATATCCTCGTAGGCCAATATTGGCGGACAAGGATCAATCCGACAGCAGCGATTCCAGCAGATCATCGTGGGGACTGCCCTTATAGCTTTCGGAGCAGTTTTCCTGGACGATCTGATAAATTTGGAGCCACAGGCTGTTGGAGAGTTTCAGATAGCTTTGTGCCTCGACCACAAATGGGCTCTGTGTGGGCAGGCCGGTGGTCGGATGCCGGTTCACAAATCCGAACTGGCTGGATACGCCTTCGATCTGAATCCATCGGGCGGTTGCCATGGCGTATTCATGCAGAAGGACCGGGTTGATGAGATGCGCACAGTTACGCTCTTTCAGCCATTCCCACGTTTCAGTGTAGATTTCATCCGCATGAAGCTCGCCCATCCGCTGATCTGCAGTCATGAAATCCTTGATCGGCGGCATGGAGATATTCTTCAGTTCCGGCGGTTCCGGCAGCTTCATGACGGTTGCTGTTTTTCCCTCTTTGATCTTCTCCGACAGCGGCTTTTTCTTCCGGCCTGCGCCGGGCCGCCTGCCGCCGCGGTTGGTTCCGTCTTTTGCCATACATACTCCTTCCTGCCGCCTTGACAGGCGGCAAATATACATACTGCCGGGAAGCGATCCCAGCGTTTGATTTCTTTGATTTTGTTTGATTTCCAGACCGCTTTTTTCAAACGAAAAGGCACTCCGGGTACACCTGAGAATGCCTCAGAATGTTCCCGAAATGCCCTGTTTATAAGGCTTCATGGACTCCAACACCTTCTGGATCCTACCTCAGTCTTCAGTCCATTGGCCCCGTTTGATTTCTGATTTTTGCACACGGCAGGGGCCGACGGTCTCCCTCCGGTAGCGCCGGGGGATATACATTGCCCCTGGGGCCTAATCAAACGAATTCAAACGGAAATCAAAGCGCAACTGCTTCGTCCATCACTTCATCGGTAATATCCTT